GTATGTGTGCAGGTCTTGCGTATTACATTGCTATGAAAAAAAGCCCACAAATGGTTCAACAGAATAAATTAATTTATGAAGATGAATTAAAAAGAGCATTAGATGAAGATGGCCAAAGAACGTCTACATTTATTACTCCACAATCATTTTACCCAACTGGAGTATAGTAATGGCAAAATTTGCAACAGGTAAACGATCAAAAGCTATCTCAGATAGATCTGGTATGGAATTTCCATACATAGAAATGGTCAGAGAATGGAATGGTTCACTTGTACATTATTCAGAATTTGAACCAAAGCATCCACAGATAAGAAGAAAATTTAATATTTCAGATGCAATAGCTCTGCAAAATCCTAGAAATATGAAATTTCAAACACCCACACAACCTTTTATAAATACTAATACAAGTGATGTTACGATAGCCAGTTCTGGTGGAGGAGGAATGGCAACTGCTGATTTAAGCTTACCAGGACCATTTGCATTTAAGACACAAGATTTTGAAATTACAAGAACAATTAATGGCGTTCAAGAAACTTCAATTCAACACAGTATGATTCCTGAAGATCCTGGTCTTCAAAATCGTAGAAGAATTATAGAATCATTAGTAGGTCAAGTTTCAATAAATATACCTAACACAGCAACATTAACCACTACAGTAGCCACTGGAGAGCTGTATTTAGGTGGAGGTACTCAAGGAAATGTTTTTTATTTTGGTGGAGTTAGAAATATAGATTTAGGTTTTGATCTGGGAACAGTTATAACATTTAATCAAGACGATGCCTCAAATGATGGACATCCATTAATAATAACTACTGACACATCTTCTCCAAATTCTTACATAGTAAGTTCAGGTGTAGTTTACTATCTTGATGGCACATCAACACAATCAAATTACGTTAACACTACAACTTTTAATGCTGCAACAAACAGGTATGTTCAGTGGACACCGTCTAGTGCAGGTACATATTATTATGCTTGTTATGTACACGGAATAGGAATGGGAGGAAAAATAACAATATCATGAGTATAACACACGCTAATTTTTTAACACAAGTAAGGGACTATACTGAAGTTGGTAGTTCTGTTTTATCTGATTCTATAATTCAAGATTTTATAAGACACGTAGAGCTAGATATAGCTGGTAAAGTTGATTATGATGATCTAAGAAAATATGCTACATCAAACTTTACAGCCGGTAATAGAGCTGTATCTATGCCATCAGATGTTTTAGTATTAAGATCTGTTGAGCATATTGATTCTGGAGGAAATAGGACTTTTTTAGAAAAAAGAGACACGAGTTTCATATCTGAATTTAATGGTACAGGTGCACAAGGAACTCCTAAATATTTTGCTAATTATGATGATTTTAACATTATCGTAGCACCAACACCTGCTGCTGCAGATGTGGTTCAAATAAATTACATAAAAGATCCACCACAATTTACTAGCACTAACAATACATTTATTTCTACTTACCAAGAGTCAATGTTATTACATGGTGTTTTAGCGGAAGCATATAGATTTCTAAAAGGACCCATGGATATGTACAATCTATATGAAAAGAAGTACAATGAAGAAACACAGAATTTTGCCTTACAACAAATGGGCAGAAGAAGACGTGCGGAATATGATGATGGAGTACCAAGAATAAAAGTCCCATCCATGGTTCCTAACACAACTTATTAATAGGAGAAAAAAATGGCTATAACAACAAACGCAATATGTGACACTTTTAAAAAAGAGTTACTACAAGGTAAGCATGACTTTGATACATCATCTGATACTTACAAATTAGCGATGTACACAAGTTCTGCAACTCTAGGAAAATCAACTGAAAACTATACGACTTCAAACGAAGTTTCTTCACCGTCTGGATACACAGCAGGTGGAAAAGCATTAGTTAACCAAGGTGTAAAAGTTTCATCTTCAGTGGCTATCACTGATTTTGCTGACTTATCATTTGTAGGAGTTACGTTAACAGCTAGAGGAGCTTTAATTTATAATACGACAACTGACGGTGGTTCTAACACTACTGACGCTGTTGCCGTGTTAGATTTTGGTGGCGATAAAACTGCAACCTCAGGAACATTTACTATTCAGTTCCCTGCATTTACAACATCTGCTGCCATATTAAGATTATCTTAATCTAGGAGTCGTTCCCAGTGGCTTCAAAAACATTTACTGTAACAGTACAGAGCACTGGGGGCGGCAATAAATATTTTATTGATGGTGTCCAACAAAAGGCACTAACTTTATTTGAGGGTTCAAGCTATAGATTCGATCAATCAGATTCGAGTAATGCAACTCACCCTTTAAGACTTTCAACCACAAGCGATGGTACACATAACTCTGGGAGCGAATATACCACCGGAGTAACCACTAACGGAACACCTGGTCAAGCAGGAGCATACACTGAAATTACAGTTGCAGATAATGCACCTACGCTTTATTACTATTGTTCTAGTCACTCTGGTATGGGAGGTCAAGCTCTTACAGAAGCTCCACAAGATTTTACGATTACAGTTGTTAGCACTGGAGGTGGAAACAAATATTTTGTTGATGGCGTTCAACAAGCAACATTAAAATTAGCTAAAGGTGCAGCGTATAGATTAGATCAATCAGCTGGATCAAATGGTGGTCACCCATTAAGATTTTCTACAACCAACGATGGAACACATGGCGGAGGCAGTGAGTACACTGTCGGTATTACAACTAATGGATCTGCAGGATACTCAGGAGCTTACACTCAAATTTTAGTAGCTGATGATGCTCCTTCAGATTTGTATTACTATTGTACAAATCACTCTGGCATGGGTGGTGCTGCATACACTTATTCAAATGCTTGGGGTGCATTGGAATGGAATCAAGGAAGTTGGGCAGCACAAGGTGATGTTGGATTAAGCGTCACTGGAAATTCATTTACTTCAGCAATTGGAAATGCAACTGCAGAAGGTATTATACAAGTTGGTTGGGGTGGAGATACTTGGGGTGAAAATGAATGGGGTGATCTTTCTGGATCTCAACCTACTATCACTGGTGTTTCCATGTCATCTGCAATCGGATCTGAAACTGTAACTGCAGATGCAAATGTAACAGTCTCTGGATTAACATTAGCATCAGCTCAAGGTGAAGAGGTTGCAGGAATATCATTTTTATTTGAGGCAACTGGTTTATCAATTTCAAGTGCAATAGGACAAGCTCAACATGGTATCGGTGCAATCATTACCGGTATTTCTATGTCAGCAACTATTGGTGTTGCATCCGTAGATGAATCAGAATTAACTGGAATTGGTTGGGGTAGAAAACGATGGGGTAACCTTGCTTGGGGTGGAGCATACTCTGTAATTCCAACAGGGCAACAAATTACATCTGCGATTGGTTCTGTTGCTGCATCTGCTGATCACTCTGTTTCTGTAACTACAGCAGGTCAAATAACAATGACACAAGGAAGTCATTCTGAGAAAATAGATCAAGATATATTTGTTCAAGCAGCATCTGATCAATTAGATGGATTTGTAGGATCACCAGAAGTAGGTGGTTTGGCTATCGTTGATGTAACTGGTGTTTCAATGTCAATAACTACAGACGATGTAATTGCAGGTCTAAAAACCCCTGTAGATGTCACTGGAGTTCAAGCTACATTAACACAAGGAAATACGTCATTAGTTCAAACTACAGTAGAACCTGTAAGTGGTTTATCAGCTACAATGGCACTAGGCCAACACGCTGAAATACCTGGTCAAGTTATTGGAGTTTCTGGATTACAGATTACATCTGCTTTAGGAGAAGAAGCACAAACAGCTAATGCATTAGTAACACCTACGGGCATAGTCTTGACTAGTAGTGTGGGCAATAGTAATGTTACACCATGGTCTGAAGTAGATTTAGGCGTCAATAATTCTTGGCAACCAGTTGATTTGGCTGCTTGATTATTGTAAAATAGATTAATTTAGGAGTAAAAATTTATGGCATCAACATATTCAAGTGATCTAAAATTAGAACTAATGGCTACTGGTGAAAATGCCGGTACATGGGGTGATAACACAAATAATAATTTAAATCTTATACAACAAGCAATTGCAGGTTTTGAACAAGTTACTTTAAATAGTGGAAGTACACTTGCACTTGTAATGACTGATAAACAAATTTCAAATGCAAGAAACATGGTAATTAAATTTGCTACAGCGACTATCGCTGCTAGTACGATTTGTACAATACCAGATTCTATAGAAAAATTTTATATTTTCGATTGCACAGGATTAACAAATCCATCTAACCTTACAATTAAAACTGCGTCAGGAACAGGATTCACTTTAGATGCTGCGA